AGGCAACCCGTGTAACACCCCAGTCAAAGACATTTTAGTTACTACAAGCGACCAACTGCGGCACCGAAGTGCTGACACGCTCACGATATTGTTGAGCGAGGTGACGCACCGACCGAGGCGATCATCCAACTAAGGAACGCAAGCGTACCAATGTTTTCAGTCGTATCAGAGAAGGTTGTGTACACCGGTACACGCACATCATACGTCGAACCAGCTACATCAGCCAAGGGAGTAAACCTCAACGTGCAAGAGTGGTTAGTTGTATTTATACCTGCGGCTGTCGAATTAGCATCCTCAGTATTGAAACTAATGATGTTCAACGGCACGTTAGTGGTATCTGCGCCATAAACAGACAAGTAGGGTATCTGCGTAGGATTAGAGTGGTCATCACCATTCATCCGTGCAGCATAAGCTACATTGCTAGTCTCCCAAACCGTGGTCAACACCAACGATAAATCGTAAAGCGTACCCTGCGTTAGTGGGATCAAGGATCTGACCAGGGCGGTACCGACACCAAACCAACCGGCAGCGCCGATTGGTATGGTTGGTAACGCCGAGATGATCGTATTTGCGTATCCGGCAGCGTCCGATACACCAGAAGTGGTTACACCACCTAGTGAGGGGACGGCTATGTTAGCAAAGGTTGTACTTGTCGACGGGTTCGTTAGCCACGATAGAGGCTGCATAGCAAGCTCTGATCGCGCGCGCACGAGCGTCTGACTGACGGCTGGGCCGGCAAACTCTATCTCATAATCGAGCCAGAATTCTCCGACTGACGACACGCCAGTGTTCCATATACACGCCGCGAAACCCAGCTGCAAGCCGGGATGATTCGCTAGTTGACTCGTGTACATCCATCGTGCTTTGTTGACCCTTGAGGTCAATATGCCGACGGAACCTTCCTCCCAGACTGGTATACGTGCTAGCGGGGTCAGCGCCTGTACACCAGCTAATGTCGAAGGTAAATCATCGGGATCGAAATCGATCCCTATGTAAATCGCCCCGGCCGTCGTTGTACCGACAGCTGTTGCGTACCGCAAGGTTGCGCGCTTTAAGCGCCACAACTCGAACATCAAACCAAATTGATCAAGCCTTGCTAGGCCTGAGTTACCAGGTGCAAATATCAGATTATTAAGTCCGACGGAAGATACAGCCCACAGTTCACGATCGCGATAGACCATGGTACCGTTAGCATAACTCCCTTTCTGCACCGAGTGCATGTTTGTCGTCGACTGACCCCGTGTTCCAGGGGTACGTCTGCGACCACCTTGTCGCGACATGTTAAACACGTCCTCCCATATCCCAGGGTGGGGAACACTTATTCAGTGTTGAAGAACGGAGGTAGCTTATAGCATTCCCCATTCTTGAGTTCGGCTTTTAGCTGTTCGACCCAAGCTACATCAACGGCGGACCGGTAATAAGCTTCCAACTGGAGTTGTTCAGCTGGTAATATATCGAATGCTATAGCAAAGCTCGTGCGAGCACGCTCAGTTATAGGCAACGTAAAACCATGGGTTTCAAGCTTAGTTTTGTAGGAAAGTTCCCTATCCTCTAAAACAGCTGCACCCTTGGAGTGGCGTTTCAAATACTTCGCGAATTCATACAGTACGGGCACCCCGTCATTACAGTTTAGTTCACAATCGGCCACCGCCGCAATGTAACGTTCCACCGTCGATGGGACTAATTTCCTTACTGTGTATAGTGAACGACTCAATACCCTTTCGGGCGCGCGTACTAGGCGCCATGTGTCATCCCCCACGGCCACTACTTTCGCTTGACAAAAGCTGACCGTCTGAATATCATCAGAAACTTCTTCCACTTTCGTGGTCATACCTAGTATTTTGCACTGCTCGGCGACATCGCCGAGTTCAGACAAACGGGATCTGGATAGAGCGACGATGGAATCGTCGCCGTCCAGAATGTAGTCGTAGTCAACCTGGTATACACCGAGTTTACTGCAAACAGTCCCTAATATTGCATTGTTGATTAAGTTATTGCCCAACGAAGTGTTGAACTCACCACTCATTCGACCGCCGTCACTGGTGTATTTAATACCAGAAGACGACATGCACTTATTATAACATTGGGATGACAGAAGTTGCTTCAATTCAGGATCAGGGTTGAGCCAGGAATAAAACCTATGCTCCGCCCTTAACCAAGAGGTTGAGACATGAGAGTCAAACTTGGAATGGTCGAGGCCCAGATAAACTGTATCACCCCAACGATCCATCGCACGGATTCGTTTTGCACGCTCAAAACTGGTCATACCCTTAACAAAGGGCGACTTAGCAGTCTTGCGGAACACCAGTTTATCGATAGGAATCAAGAAGCGCGCCAATTGTGCAGTATAACGGGTACTGCGGTACTGAATGGCGCGTGGAGCCTTACCATAATCCATGCGATTAGATTTCTCCAATTTGACAAACATCCTAAC